GTCGACGCCGCCGCCGTCGACGGCAAGCTTCTCCAACTCGGTCGTCGCAACTGGGCGCGCCTGCGGAAGTAGCGCAGCGGAGCGGTCAGAACCAGAAGGACCAGCCACGTCGACGCCATGTGTTATGCCACAAGGGCTACCGGTCGGCGGGTCACAGGAATTCGGGTTTGGGTCACAGACGGCCCCTTGGTGACGGTTGACGGAGCATTTACTCGAACGCGGCGGTGCGTCGCAGCCGGTCGGCCATGTACGAGAGTGCTTCGCGTTCGGTGAGGAAACACGGCCATCGCGTGTCGTCACCGCGCCGCCAGCCCCACACCCACTTACCGCGCAGCGGTCGTTCCTCAAGCGTGAACCCTCGCTCGGCCGCCTCAGTGAGCACGTCCACGGCCGAAGCATCGCGCTCGCGTGTGACGCTCAAAGAACGACATTGCATTGCGTTCTTGGCCGAACCGGTCTTACAGTCACCAGGACGGGTCGACCTGAGGAGGTCGCAGGTGCGCTACCAACGACCGGCAATCGAGCCCCAGGAACCGAACGACGCACCGAGTGGCGCGACCGAAGACGCCGTGAAGTACGAACGACCGGCAATCGAACGGCGAGTGAAGCTGACCGACCCGGTGATCGCGGGCACCATCCCCCTGAGCCCGCCGAGGAGGCCGCCGCCGTAGCGAACCGCGACCGCGGTCACCAGATGCGCCGGTTCCCCCGTAGCGCCTGGCGTCCGATCTCGGCGAGTTCCGCCTGACGTTTCGCGCCCCGCTGCGAGTTACAGGACCGGCACGCCGCGCGCAGTAGCTCGGGTGCGAACCACTGCGACTGGTCCAGCTCACGCCAACTGATCACATGGTCGACCTGGGTCGCAACGACCGTGCAACGCGGCCCGTTGATCTGGCAGACGTACCCGTCACGGCGAAGAATCCCCGGCCGCAGCTTCCGCCACTGGGGAAACCGATACGGCGTCGGGTAACGGCCCATCAGGACGCCGACCAGTGCCCGGTCCGGCGCGCCTCATCCAGACCGCGGCCGGCCTCCGGGTGCGCCTCGATCAGACAGTGCAGACAGACCGGCGCCAGCGTGTCCGGGTCCGGTTCGCGGACATCGTCAGCCGCGAAACACAGGAACCCGCTATCGGACGGATCGACCGGCGCGAACTTGTGGACCTCGACGACCGGATCGCCTGCCAGCACCCGCTGGCCGACGCAACACAACGTTCCATGAGCAGTCATCGGTTACCGCCTTGTTTTGGATCGGGGAGAATAAAATCGGACGGCACCGGTCGCAGCGCCTGGCGTCTGGTTGAACCCCCCCTGGGTAGGCCAGGGCCGAACGTGTGTTCGGAGGGCTTAGACGGGCACACAGCGCCTCTGAGCCTGCTTCTCGTCCGTGAACCCGTCGCCCGGCGGTGCATCGTGGGGGGTTGTCGGGTGGGGGTGTTGAGCGCATGATGGTGTTGAGGTCCGCAGCGCCAGCCCTGTTTCGGCACACGTAACGGAGCCCGGCGCTGCGGTCCTTGTTCTCGCCGACATTCGTGTACGCGTCGACCGCGGGTGCGGGCATCGCGGGGTTGTCGGGTGGGGGTGTTGAGCCGATGATCGGTCGTGAGGACTGCGCGCCAGCCTTTGACTGGAGCGTTGAGAGGCCAGACGCGCGGTCCTCTTGAGCGTGGCAGGTGGCTGACACCGCCGCCGCGGCGGGCATCTAAACGCTGTGGATCAGGGGTTGTCGGGTGGGGGTGTTGAGCGGATGATCGGTGGTGAGGACCGCGCGCCGGCCTGCTCTCGACCAAGACCACCCGCGAGCGAGGCACGACGCGTGGTCCTCGTGCGTGTCGGGCTGTGGTGTGGGCGCAGGCACGGTCGAACAGCGGGAGACATAGCGCTATCCCGCACCTTGGGCGCCATGCGCGCAGCCAGTGTCTTACGCATTGCGTGCCGGTTGGCCGTCGACGCCCTGACCACAGCAGCCTCGGTCGACGGACGCGTGTACGCGGAGGCACCAAGCGCGTACAACGCGTCGCGTCGACGATTCAGAACCCGCTGGGTTGAGCGAGTCCAGTTAGCACGGTGATCGCGGCGGGCCGTCGGATCACGAAGGCCACGTAGCGATGAAGTCTCAGCCGGATTTGCAAACTTCCGCTGAGCACGTCGGGCATCACCGAGAACCTCGGCGTTGACTCATAGAGGAGTAGGTCACTGGGCCGTAAGGCGATGATCACGTCCGCGGACGAACCTGCGGGAATCGCGCCGTCTTGGTAGGCGGGAAACCCGAGGATCGACGTCGGTGTGACACCACCCGCCATCGGATAATCCGACGTGTGGGCTTGCTGACCGGGTGACGCGATCGGGCGTTGTGAGCCGTCCACACTCGACGCGATCCACGCCCAACGGCGCGGCGCGAGTAACAGCGCCTCGACGGGTTGCAGTCGGGTATTCCCGACTCCCGCGAGCAGTTTCCCGATCGCGGGCCACAGGTTCTGGATCGTCGTGATCGCGGACCCGTCGATGTCGCCGTTGCGGCCGGTGACGTTACGCACCCCGGTCAGCTGACCGTTCGTGCCAGTCCCCGAGAGCAGTTGCTTCTCGAGGTTCTGGTTATAGGCACGCGTCAGGTCGGTGTACACGACACCGTCCAAACCAGGATTCGCGGGCGTCTGGTCGTAGAGCTGGATCGACACGTCGGCCTGTCCTGCGATCGTGACCACCGTCGATGATTGATCGGCGGTAGTCATGTCGACTTGCGGGACGGGGTCGAGTTCCTGGTCGATCGCGGCTTCGCTACCGACTGACTCGCGCGGCACATGTACCGACGCCACACCGGGCGGCAGTACTAACTGCTGCACCAGGTCGCCGAGGACCCGACCGGCACGCGACGGCGTCGCCCATTGGTCGATGGCCCACTTCGGCGGGTCAAACTCACCGCCTTGACCCGCGGTGGTATTGGGATTCACGCGTTGTTCGTGCCGGTGCAGTCGTTCGATGGCGTCGAGGTCGCGACTGTGCGCCGCGATCAAGTCACCAAAGAACGAATACGCGCGGTCGGGTCGATACACCTGCGGTTCTCGGCGCACTTTCACTTTTACGGGTCCCATGATCAGTACCCCGAGGGCGCTGCGAGCCCGGTGCCGGTGATCGTGCAGATCGACTGCGACAGTCGGTTCGCGAGCGCCAAATATTCAAACGCCTGGAACCTCAACTGGAGCGTCCCGCTGAGAATTTCGGGCAGGGAACGCAACCGCAACGTGCTCTCATAAAGCCACGAGTCCGACAACTTGGCGACGATGATCTCGTCTTGGTTGGTCGAGATGGTCGTCGAGATCTGGTTGTCGGTGTAGACCGCGCAGCCGTACATGTGCGCGACCGGGGTGTCGAAGGCGACGTCTTCACCGGTCGACATCGCGTTATACGGCGCGAGGAACGGGAACAGCGGCCGGTTCTGGGTATCCATCCGGCCGGCGAGCCACAGCCACCTGCGCGGGTGCATGATGATCGTGTCCGGTTTCTCGAACCGGTTTTGCATCACCGTCGACACTGCTTGGCCGATTGCCTGGTAGGTGAGCGGCCCGTCCGGTGCACCCGAGGTGTACGTGACCGAGCCGATGCTGGCGACGTTGAGGATGCCGGTCGGTTGGCCGTTCGCACCTGAACCCGACAACACCAGGTTGTCGACCTGTTTGGCGATGTCGGCCGCGAGGTCCTCGAACACGACGCCGTCCATCGCGATGGGCGACTGGTCGAGGAGCTGCATCGAAATGTCGACCTGACCTGCCACCGTCAACACCGGCGCCGCGATGCTGTCGGTTGTCATGTCGCGTGACGAGACCGCGGTCGCGTTGGCGGTCTGCGCCGCAGCCAACGACCCCAACTTGATGCGGGGAATGTTGATGCTGGCGACGCCGGGTGGCAGCGGGAACGACGTGCAGCGGTCCGCTGTGGGCCGCGACGGACGCAGGTACTTCTGGTACTTGTCGACGAGCCAGAGAGGCGGCGCAAATTCTCCACCGGTTCCTGCTGTCGTATTGGGATTCACGCGCTGTTCGAGCGCCCGGGCCTCGGCTTGGTAGCGGCGTTGCCGGTCAACCGCAGCCCAGTCGCCGCGCTGGGCGAGCACGATGTCCGAGAAGAACCCGAACTCTTTGCCGTGATAGTCGCGAGCGTCGGGCCGGTACACCGAGCTTTCGGCACCGACATAGACGCGGCTGCGGGTCAACGGTTCGTCGTTGTCGCCGGCCGGGTTCAGCGTCTCGCCGACTGCACGGGCAGCCTTGTCGCGGCGGTCCTGTTCGGCTGCGAGCGGCGCGATTTTCTTGTCGAGCTTCTCGATCTTGGCTTCGTGCTTCTCGAACTGGCGTGCTTCGGAGGCGAGCATGGTGTCGCCGCGCGCTTCGGCCTTCGCGATGATCGTGAAGAGGGCGTCGCATTCGGCTTCGCGTCGCTTCCGCAACGCGTCTAGCGGGGGGTTACTACTCACTGATTTAACTCCGTTACTGGTGCGCGCCCGCTTGGGGCGCGAAACGTCAAAGGTGTGTGTGGGTCCCGGCTGTCGAGGGTGCGGTGCACTCGCCTCGCCGTTCACCCCGGCCTGGTCGACACGGTGCGGTGCACTCGCATGTCGACGTGTAGCCGAAACTCTTGGTGTCCCCCCGTCGTGCGCGCAGGTGCGGGAGCGTCGGAGCGTTTTCCCGTCTCGCGCTGTTAGAGAACTACTGCTGGCCCGCGAGGTCGTGGTGCAGCTCGATCAGCTCCTCGATCGTGACACGCAGCCCCTCGGCGGTGAACGCGATCGGGAACCGCCACCCGTTGTCGCCCTCGAACGCGACGACCGCGGTCGGCGCGCCCCCAGGGAAACGGTGGATCGCGACACGTACCCCGGACGGGCAGAACAACGCGAGGTCGGTCAGTTCCAGCTCGCCGCTGTCACAGACACTTCGTGTCGTGGCTGCCATTCGGATACTCCTTCATGAAAATCGTGTGGGCCGCATCCGGCCCTTCATCTCTTAGTGATAACTGGCAACTGCGGGGCCTGTTAACAGGCAACACGGCCGCTACTGGGGGTCTCTGGTCCAGTTCCTGGCCTTTAGTTTCAACAACAGGTCTTGGCTTCGGGCCGGGGCGTGAAGCCAAGCCGCGGCCGGGTCGCGCTGGCCGACCCGTGCGCGGCTCTCCTCCGCCGACAGCAACTCTCTGGCCATCACCGATCTGACGGGGACGGTGGTGTTTTCAAGTTCCTCGACCAGAGTTTTCGTGAGACGCCGCTCCGGGTACAGGGTCTGGGCTTCGAGCACCCGGTCGCAGGGCAGCGCCTTGTGTTCCTGTTTCCAGTGTCGGCAGAACGAACACAGCAGACTCCGTCCGTCGCGGGGCACCAACACCTGGAGTCGTTCCCAATGGTGGGCACAGCTGCCGGCCTCGGACGCGGAACGGGAAGGGGTGCTGTCCGGGAACCGGACCAGGTCGCTGAACACGTACACGAAGAGCAGGCCGGCCTCATCCAGCTCGCGCAGTTCCCGGGCAGCATCTTCAGCCACTTCCAGGTTCGCGACCGCGGTTTCGGCGGTGGGGTCCGAGTGCTGTCCCTTCTTCACAAGGGTGACCAGTCCTCCCAAGGCGCGTCCCGGCGACCGCTCGCCACCCTTCGCCTGCAGCACCAGTCGTTCGCGCCGGTCCCGGAACGCGATCGCGATCGCGACGACCCGGTCACCGAGATCGGGGTCGATCGTGCTCATTCGTCGTGTCCGAGGTCGCGCAGCCATCGCTCGAGCTCGTCGACGGTCGCCTTCTCCGCGTACTTCGTCGCGAGCGTCGCGAACGCCCACACAACTTCGCGTGTCTCAGTGTCGACAGCATCGGGGTCGACGTCGAGCGCGTTGGCTGCCGCGGCGAAGGCGTGCAGCAATAGCCGCGGCAGGTCGAACGGGATCGGTGTCCCGGT